TTTTCTAATACGTCTTGTCGTTTAATTATCTCTCTTGCAAAGTCTTGTAATAACTCTTCTGATTGTCTATCAAACTCTAATACGGTCTGATTTATATCTAGCTCTGCGTTATCTCTTGCAGCATCAGATAAATTTCCTTTGAGTCTGCGTACATAATTTACCCAGTTGACCACGTTCGTTGGCGGCTCTGTGTATCTTTTTAGATCTCCAACACGTCTTGGTTCGTTAGATTCAACCACAACGAAACGGTTTAAGAAGCCATCTGCTATCCTTCCGCTATTTAAAGCGCCATAGAAGTTCTTAGGTACAGACAATCCAACTAATGTTATAGCTGGCTTATATGTAACCCTATTCATCATTTTCTCTTTATATTCCTCCTGTACGGCCATTAAAGAGTAGTTATCTGGTCGTAGAGTCCCGTGGCACCTTCCCCAAGCCTCCATAAGCGTTTGTATGCCATCTTCTTTGTTTGTATTGCCTGCGTTACTAATAGCCTCTAATCGTTTACCAAACTCGTCCATAATCGTTATTTGGGTGGGTCTAATCTTTAAAACAGAATGTACGGCTCCGCTGGATGTATATCCATCACCTACTACTAACTTTTCTTGATCAGATGCATTCAATACAGATTCAATAAATGTCTTTATGTTTTCCTTGCCTTGTCCTGATTTGGCAACACCCATAAAGTACATGCTAGAAAAGTTGTTCATGTTCGTTCTGTATAAACGTCCACAGGTCACACTAGCTAATGCCAAAGCACCTACCAAAGATAATTCAGGTTGCGGCACTTGTGCAATATCCTCGCAGAAATCAAACATGTTCTTTAGTAAACCAGGAGGTGAGAAAAGATCGTCTGGTCGTTTGATGTTTTCAGTTGATTGTGTAAACAAAGGAGCTATCTGATTCTTACGGTCATGTGTCCTTTTTACGTTATCTACTACAGAATCAATCTCCTTCTGCGGTAATGGTGGATTATTATTCTTGTTCCAGTTCTGTAGGAATACCCTGACAAACTCTAGATTTACACTTTTAGATATAAGGTATCCAGCTATCCTAGCGGCCCCATCATTCCTAGATCCTTCTAATACGCCGTCTAATGAGAAGGGTGCCGTTTGTTTACTGCTTTCAACTTTAGGTACACCTGTTATCTGTAAGTATTCTTTCTCGGTAAAGTCTGGTAGATCTGTATAGTCATAGATCTTCCAATCTGGAATCATTACAGGTTTATATACCTGACCATTAGCATGACGGTTATATGGTGCAATAATAAGACCACCTACCCCTCTAATATCTATTAATCTTTCAATAGGAGTTGTGTTAGTTCGCCTTGTAGCAAACGTGGTGTAATTCTCTGGGTTGTTATAGTAGTAATGCATACCCTTGCCAGTAATTACTTTATACGGGCAAGCTGGTAGGTTCTTTTCTACCCAATCCATAGCTTCAGGAGAATCTGCGTCAACTACAACAAATTTGCCACAGATTAAAGCTACAACTAGATTATCCCTATCTTTAAACCAAGACTCTACAAGTTCCCTTTCAGGTCTTGCTTCCTTATATTGTTCCCAGCCTTTTAAAAATGGTGGTGGTTTTTTATTAGATCTTTGTAACGGTACTACATTATATCCATCATCATAATAAGCCAGAGCAATATCCAAGGACGAGTCATCCTCGGTAATATTGAGCTGGAACATGCTATTCCTGGTTTTCTAAAATATCAGATACTAGACCATATATTGATTCAAAGTCTAATCTTCCTTCTGTTGCCCTTATTATTTGTTTAGCTTGCGCTATAGATGGTTGTCTATATCCATATCTCCAAGACTTACAAGTTGCCTCTGAGCATTTAAAATCCTCTGCGGCTTTTTTATATCCTAAAAATTTAATATAAACAGGTAATGTGTAGTGATCTATTTTTCTTTCTTTATGATTAGGTTGTACGCCCATAGTGTCTAGCTCCTTCAGTTTTTTTGTTGCAATTGTCTTGGTCCTGAAATAGTAATTTGCAAGCCAAGTTGTGTCTATTTGTTTTTTCATATACATCTCCTAAATAATATGATTTACATATTGTAGTTTCACGGGTTATAATTAGCAAGTTCATTTTTACACATATATAAGGAGGGTAGATTATGAGCTTAAAAGATAAGATAAAGACACCAGATAAATTGGTGGATCAACAAGGAGCAAAACTGCTCATTTATGGTCAAGCGGGAGCTGGAAAAACATACGCTACAAAGAGTATGCCTGGCAACGTATTAGTCATAAGTGCGGAGGCTGGATTGCTTTCTATTAAAGATGCACCTAATGTGTCAGCTATTGAGGTTAAGAACTATGATGATCTAAGAGAGGTGTATGCCGCTTTAGCATCTGGTGAACTATCCTTTGATAGCGTGTGTTTAGACTCAGTTTCAGAGATCTCAGAGATCTTACTGGTACATGAGAAAAGCAGAAATAAAGATGGAAGAATGGCTTACCAGAACGTAAGTGAAGCCGTTACAAGTCTTATGAGATCATTTAGGGATCTAGATATGCACGTATTATTTCTTTGCAAAGAAGGTAAAGATAATAATGATGGCGTGTTTTTCTTTGGTCCCAAGATGGCAAGTAAACCTCTAGGAGATGCAATTACGTATTTCTTTGACGAGGTTTTGGCCCTACGTATTATTGACGGTCAAGATGATGACGGTAATGCTGTAGCGGAAAGGTGGTTACAAACGAGGATTGGTCAAGGCTACACAGCCAAAGATCGTAGCGGTAAGCTAGAAGCCTTTGAGGAACCAAATCTAACTGCCCTAATTGAGAAGTTAGGGTTTTCTAATAAAATTGAAAATAAGGAGAGTGCGTAATGTCAGACTTTAATGATGTTGATTTTTTCGAGAACGCGGAGCAAATGGAATCGAGAGGTCCCGAAGTTGCCCCGACTGGTGAGTATGAGGCAAAGATAATTGCTGCTGAGAAGTATAAATCTAATAGCGGTAATTGGAGCCAACAAGTTACCTTTCAAATGGATGGTGGTACATACCGCGATCATAATGAATGGTATAACTTGTGGTCTGCTAATGAAGATTCCAAAAGAATAGCGAGTGAGATATTTAGTCGTCTTGCTATTACTGTTGGATTCAAGAAGCTTCCGGATCTTGCAAATGATTTCATAGGCAAACAACTTAGACTTGGTATTAGACAGTTTGAAGATAACTGGAAGAATGACCAAGGTGAAGATGTTACTTCTTTGAAGACTAAGATCATTAAGATGGAGCCTTCAGAGATGGCACCAACACCAGTAGGTGATAAACCTCCATTCTAAATGTAGCAAAGAAAAAGGGGCTTTATGCCCCTTTTTTTTGTTTGTAGTATTCTTTTGCTTTTATTAGATCTTGTTCGTTGTCAAATACAACAATATTTGTTTTGCAATAAGAACTTTTAAAGACACATGTTTTGACTACATTTTTATAATTTGGCAAAAATTCTAATGGGTCTCCATACACAGTTAAAGAATATTTATCTTTCTTATTATTCATCACATATCCTTTAGGCGGTCTATAGCCCAGTTAAGATAGACAACGGCCTTCTCTAGATCCTGGATGTTAGATCCCTTGTGATCTTCTCTCCATATATATTTGACTGCGTTACCCTTACAGAAACCTTTGAACTCATCTGCCGTAAGCATAGATCTCATAGCTTCTATATACTCTATCTCACCCCTAGTGTAGTGAGGTGGTTGGTTTACTAGATCTTCACTCATTAATAATACCTAATTTCAAAGACTATTCTTTCAACTGTCGGCATCCATATTAGAGCAAGATATAAAGTGTATAAAACAAGTCCAATACAAAATGACACTTTAAATAAGTTCATCCAACCTGTTTGTAAATAGTCTATTGCGTTACTTATTTTGTTAAACACTTTTTCTCTTTTCTGTATTTTCTTTTTTGGTCTACCCATTTTTTTCTCCTTATTTATTAATAAATTTTAATATTTCAATATCAGCTAAGATTGAATTAGCTATAACTAAGATTGCAAAAGACAGTAAGAATACGAAAACTATGAGAGCTATACCAACTCTAATCATGTAAGTTTTCATCTATCTTCTCCCCAACCTTTTAGATCCACGTTAACAATACTAGGTGAGTTGTATATGGTGGCTTCTTTACCGTTTAATACTGCGTTGTATTCTCCCAGCAAATGCTCCAGCTTTAACCAGCCAGATGTCATATCATCATGACTCATTTTAAAAATCTTACTTGCAAACGGTTTCTTCTTTTCTTGTGCCACAAAGATAAAGTCCACTACGTTAAACCCAGCTCTTTCATAACCACGTTTATACCAAGCGGCTTGTAGATCGTACTGATACTTTCTAATAGATGATGTAAAACCCCTGACAGAACAATCAGTAGTGGTCTTATAATCAACAAGGATTATAGATTTTGGATCGCTAGAATGATCAAAAGGGTATCTAAGCACATCTGATTTAACCTTGAGTAATAGATCCTTTTCCCACCAGAAGATCGCTCTTTCAAATGGAGAGTTGAATACTTCTGGGTATTCACCTTGTACTGCTGATAGATGTTTGACTCCTTCCGGTATTAAAGCTTCTCTCATACTGTATAAGGTTTCTTTGTCCTTAGATGATATGACGGTCAAGCCTCTATCTTCATACTCCTTCTTTAGCTCTTTATTAGCGTTGGTGTATGGAGATCCACTTAGGCAAACTACATCATTAACAAAGGCCTCTTCTCCCTCAACAATCAAAGAATGTGCGGCGGTCCCAAACTTCATAGCTGGTGTCGTCTCATGTTCTTCTTCAAATGCATGAAGCTGGCTTTGTCCAAACCTTCTTATGTTTGATGATGATACTCCTGGTACTTGATGATAGAAGTTATGTTCCATATCTGGAAAATATACTGCGTCTCCCAATACTACATGCTCTTCTTTTTCTAATATTTCTGGTAATT